ACCGGCTGGAGCAAGGACTATGCAGATAACGTACCGAACCCGGCGAAATTCCCAAATGGACTATCCGCGATACGTTCTGAATTCGAAAACAAGGGCATGCGCCTCGGCATGTGGGTACCGGTCGATGTTGTCAGCCCTCAAAGCAGCGTCTACAGAGAACATCCTGAGTGGGCGATTCAGGACTATCTCGGAAACGAAAAAACGGCCGCATTCCCTGGCCCGCATGACCGGGTCATGTGTTTGGACTCGCCCTATCGGAAGGTAGCGGCTGACAACATCAACCGTTTGATCGACGCTCAACATCTCGCGTATGTGAAGCTCGATTTAACCAGCGTGTTCAACGCTTATGGAGAGGCCCCCGGATGTCACGCGAAAGGTCATTATCACGATAACTGGGCGCAGTCTCTCGAAGGCATCTATGAAGGCATCCAGTTCGTTACTTCGGAAATCTACCGCAAACACCCGGATATTCTCCTCGATATAACCTTCGAGCTATGGGGTCAGAAACACATAATCGACTACGGCCTGATTGACTCCGCTGATCTCGATTGGATGAGTAATGTCGACGATCAATCGAGCGAAGCTGCCGGGCCACTCCAGGCGAGACAGTTACTGTACGCTCGCGGCATGGCGATTCCGGTAGAAACCATGCTGATCGGTAACTTGCGTGCGACTACCTCGAGCATCGAAGATCGCTTCGCAACCGAACTCGGTTCTGCACCTGTTTTGCTGGGTGACCTGCGTAAGTTAACGCCCGAACAAATCGGGTGGTACCGCGAGAAGATCGATTGGTTCAAGAAGCTGAGATCCGAAATTCCTCTCAACGAAGGCTTCTTCCCGCTTGGCTCATGGAAACAACCGAATGCCCTCGCGTGGGACGGCTTTGCGCGCTTGAGTCGATCTGGAGAAGGAGTGATCGTTCTTTTTCGCAACCAGTCTGTGTTGCCGCGAGCGAACTTTGCCATCCCGACGTTTCCCGAAGGACACTACTCCTTGCAATCTGTAGTCAGCCGTAAACGAATCTCTGTGAGTGCCGCCGAACTCCAGCATGGGATGCAAGTTAAGTTTCCCGATAAGCACAATATTGAGATACTCGAGGTTCGGAAATCGGAGTAGTCGGTGGTTGCGGCGACGATCCTCGTTTTATTCGCTTTCTTCCTCTCTGGCCCTCAATCGCTCAAGCCCGATTCCTACGACGACACAATAACCAGTTGGCTGACGGCATCGGCCAGTCAGGGAATATCTCGAGCTATCGCAAATCACGAATATGCGACAGCTGAGAAGTTGTTGATTGACTCCTATCACGCGCAGCCAAGCTCGCCGAAGACGCTCCTTCTGCTTGGCGCAGTCTTCTTTCTCGACGCAAAGTATCTGAATTGTGCAAGCGCTCTGGAGAAAGCAAACGCCGCCGGTCTGCTGGACGAGCGGTCGCGCTTTACCTTGGCGATGGCCTACGTCAATCTGAATCGTTTCGACCTGGCGCGGCCGGAATTGCAAAATCTCGCGACCGCAGCTCCGAAACAAAGCTTGTATCCCTATTGGCTGGGGCGTCTTGACTTCGTCGATCAAAAGTTTCAAGCCGGCATCGCCCACTTCAACCAGGCCATAGCGCTGGATCCGCATTTCTCGAGGGCCTACGATTTCCGCGGTCTTTGCTATGCGGCTTTGGCCGAACCGGAGAAGGCCTTGACTGAGCTCAATCGCGCTGTCGAACTGAATCGCGCGAGTTCTCACCCATCTTCATGGCCTCCCTTTGACCTTGGAGAGGAGTTGTACAAGCTTGGTGGGGCCGAACAGGCTCGGATATTCTTCCGGGAGTCGCTCTCGTATGATCCTGGATTTGCAAAAGCGTACTTCCAAATCGGCCTTGTTGAGGAGAAGTTGGGCCATGACCAGGAGGCAATACGAGAGCTACGAAGCGCAATTGCCTTGGATCATCGATCTGCTGCTTTTTATTATGCTTTGGCGCGCATCTTGAGAAGAAGTGGCGATTTCAACGCCGCACATCTTGCAACCGAGCAGTTCGAGAGTTTAAGTAAGCATAATAATGAACCCCATTAGAGGCGCCGACACCATTGATAACCAGAGTCGAAGCCTTCGGCCACGTTCCGCAAATTGGGCAAATGGCGCGCCGTTCCCCTCCCTACACGCCAGACAGCCTGCAAGGCTATCATAAAGGGCGCTAGCTGCCGAGACAACGCCATCGCGGCGTGCTCATTTCCCTGCAGATCCTGGCTAAACCCGCTCAACGTCACGCCAGTGCCCACCAACTTACACGCATGAGCCGCTGTTAAGGCTCCCGTGGTCCGTCTCGACGAAGTTTGCGAGAGCATCACAAAAATTCGAAAAAACTTATTCCCTGTGTTTTCAGAAGCTTATGCTTAGCCTTTTGGGCCACCATGCAGAACAGCAGAGATAAGCTCGTGGGCGAATGAGACTGGCTTCGGCAAAGAAAGGCCCTGCGAAGAGCGCCTCCTCGATGCAAGGAACAACAGGACGGAAGCATTATGACTGAAATCAACCGAGAGCATCCTGAATTCAAACAGAAACAAAACACGTGGCGCATGTACCGCGATTTGTATGTCGGTGGCCAGGAGTTCAAATTTCGGGCGGCCGACTACCTACTTCGCCGCCAGAAGGAACCACTGGACGTTTACGGTGAGCGTCTACAGCGTGTCTTTTACGAAAACTATATCGGTTCGATCTTGGATTGGTATGCCTCCACGTTGTTCCGGCGACAACCCAGTCTGCAATTAGAGGGAGGGTTGGCGTCTGGGAGAGAGTTCTTGATGAATTTCGCCGATGACGCCGATTTACGCGGAACGAGCCTGTCTGCGTTCATCCGGAACTGCTTTGTGGATGCGTTGGTAGCCGGACGAAGCCATATCCTGATCGATTTTCCGGTCAGCTCCGAGAAGCCGAAGACGCGGGCCGAAGAAGACCTGACTGGGGTCTCACGAGCCTTTCTAGTACGTTATGAAGCGGAAGATCTAATCAATTGGAGTCGGAACGATCGTGGCGAGTACGATTGGGTGGTAGTCCGCCAGCGAGCACAGAGGCAACCAAAATTAGAGGACCCGGGAATAGTCGAGGAAACTTACTGGCGTTACTACGATCGGACTAGCTTCCGGACGTATCGACAGGTTACCGGCGACAAAAAAGATGCTCCAATCGAGCTGGTTGGGCAGGGAAGCCATGGACTCTGCAAGCAGCGCCGGGTCCCTCTTATCGACCTGCAATTGAGTGACGGCCTATGGCTGATGAACAAGGCCGCGCACCTGCAACTCGAGCACTTTAACAAGTCGAACGCGTTGGGCTGGGCCATTACGATGGGTCTCTTCGCGATGCCAGTAATTTATTCCGACCGAGAGTGGAACCAGATAGTTGGCGAGAGCTACTTTATCCAGTTAGGCCCGACAGATCGGTTCGGCTGGACAGAGCCCGATGGTAAGGTTTATCAAATCGCGGCCCAATATTTAGAGACGCTGAAGGAAGAGATCTATCGAGTGTGCTACTTATCGCAGGCGTCGGGAGAGATGATCGGAGGACATGCACAATCGGCAGCAAGCAAGCAATTGGATTTCACGATTACTTATGAGATACTGCGCGGATTCGGTTCGATGGTCAAGGACTGCATCAAGAAGATAGTGATGGCTATTACGGAGGCCCGCGAAGACGGAGTGGCTATCGCCGTATCTGGACTCGATGAGGTGGATATAAGCGATTTCGGCACAGAATTACAACAGGCCGCCAGTCTGCTGCAGCTTGGAATTAATTCTCAGACATTGCGAACACAAGTTTATCAGAGGCTCGCGATGAAATATCTCAACGACGCGAGACAGGAAATAAAGAATAAAATCGCGCAAGAGATAAACGAGGGAGCGACCACTTAGGAGGATAAGTATGTTAGAGGAAACGCAAACGGATCGATCAGCGGCTACTTCCGATGTGCGGGAGATTGTCCGGCACGCTATCGAAGAATTTGTCCGGGCAGAACAACGGCAAGCCGAGCCAGCCTACAAGGCGGAGTTACAGGACGAACGCAAACGCCGCGAGAGCTTGGAAACAAGAGTGAATCAACTAGTGGAAGAGAACAAGAAGGCCAGAGCCTCCGCGGAAGAAGCGGACCGGCATGCTCAGCTTCGAGCCGAGCTGCAGCGTAGCGGGATCTCCAAAATTGATCTTGCATTTCGAGCCCTCAAGGACGAAATCGTCCGAGGTGAGGGTGGACGGTTGCAGGCAAAAGGAGCAGAGGGCAGGTCTTTGCAAGACTATGTAACGTGTTTCGTCCAGGAGAATCCAGAGCTTCTCCCTGCTAGGATCGCAGGGGGCAGCGGAGCGCAGAACGCGTCCAGGCAAAGTGTGCAAGCTGATGGACCGGGAATTGCGCTCGAGAGCATCCGGCCGGGTATGGGCAAGGACGAATTGGAGCGGGTTCGAGAGCACATTGCCAAGTTGGCCTCTCAGGCTTTACGCGGGTTCTGAGCGAGTCAAGGGCGTTAGACACATCCGGATGGGGGATTGCGCACCCATTCACTCATGAGAGGTGGCGAGTGCCACAACGGATCCGATAACAGAACAGCGGATCGCCGACGACGCAAATGATGCGTCGTGATTAATTTTACAGGAGAGTTATGTCAACAATTACATCTGCCAATCTGGCAAATGCGATCGTTAAGTTAGTTGCCGCCGATGCACTTCCTGCATTGGTAGGAAACCTTGTTATGGGTAACCTGGTCAATCGCGATTATGAACCGGTGCTAGCACACAGCGGCGACACGGTAAATGTACCGATTCCTCCAGTGCTGGTTGCAAACAACATCGCGGAGGGTGGCACTATCACTCCGCAAAGCCCGAGTTTGGGAAATGCTCAGATCGTGCTGAATACACACGCTGAAGCGTCGTTCCAGCTTCCGGACGTGACCAAGGCTCTGGCTTATCCAGAATTGCTGAAGGCGTACATGCAGCCTGCGGTGATTGCGATAGCCGAGCGTATCGAATCCGATCTCCTAGGCTTATACGGGCAATTCACAGCTAATACCCCGGTGGGTACCGCCGGCGTGGCGGTAACCGAAGCTACCATCGATTCCGCGGAGACCGCCCTGTTCAGTGCGAAAGTTCCCGCCAGTGCACCGAAGTATCTGATGGTCGATTCGAATACATATTCGCAAATCCGGCAAATTCCGCGCTTCAGCGAATACTACTCGTCCGGTGAAGCAGGACTCAAGGCTCTGGTGGAGGGCAATGTCGGTAAGATGAAAGACTTTTTTATCTTCCGTTCGCAGTTTGTTCCAACTACCGGTTCAGCACCTAAGAACACTCACAACCTGGGATTCTCAAAAGATGCTATTGGGCTGGTTGTTCGCCGGCTGCCTCAACCTCTGCCGGGCACTGGTGCAGTTGCCGAATATGCCGAAATGGGCAATTTCGGATTACGTATCGTGATGAGCTACCAGCCG